CCCATTAAAGTTTAAACCCTATTTCCAGTTGCACAAAAAGAGAAGGCACACGTGTAACTAAACACGTGTAACCTTCTCACATCGTTAACAGCTAAGAGATGTACAGCAAACTGTTCCCATATCAAGTCTTGCGAATGAAACATTGTTAAATTCTTTATAGCCACTATGGTCATCTTTGATATTGTTAAATGACAGTCTTACTTGACCATTATCAATTGTAATAGCACCATTAAATTCATAGAATATATCTGGTGTTTCCTTTTTTTGAATATAACCGCTAACAACTCCGCCAAACATGTTTGATTCTGTTTTACCGCCACGCACTATACAGTCATTATCTACAGTTGCTATGACAGGAATTTCACCTCCACCAATGTGGATATCTGCAAAGTTAATGTAAAAACGTCCGACATTCCACGTTATAGTACCATTTGACATACAGATTTCACCTAATCTAGGTATACTGCTAGCTACATTACTATTAACATGATACGGTAAGTTTTGTTTATACTGTACGTCACAGCTTCCGCTTCTAATTCCATCAAGTAGGTAGGTAGCTAGCAAGTCTTGATTCTCACTATTAGGGTGATTATTGTCACTTGCAAAACCGCCATAGTTATGCATAATATATTCAGAGTTTGTAATATATTTTGCACCATATTTTCCACATCTTGTATATGCAGGAATTACATTTTTAACAATCTGCTCGCGCTTATCATAATTGCCACTCCACCCAATCATAGCGATGTAAATTTCAGCGTTTTTAAACATTTGATTAGCACTATCAACTGTACCTTTAATAGCTGTTGTGATAGAAGCTGTTGATGAAACAGCGTCATTCCATCCGCCTGCTATTAGTATTTTTTTAATTGATAAACGTTGTACGTCTGTCATTCTATTAAAAGCATCAGTTATAAGGTCTTTAAAATTTTTACCAAGACTACCCACACTGACGAACCCTGCACCACCTGCATATTGTTTCCAGAAATCAACATCTTCTGTCCACCCTGCGTACTCACCCATTAAAGTAGGGAATCCTTTTACATTTCCGTCTGGTGTGTAACCCTCTGCGTAGCTGTCACCGATAATAAGAACATTATTTGCTATAGTAGATGAAATAAGCGGTGTCTTATTGTTCGCTGTTAGAACTTTGACTATATTTCCGCTTCGGTCTTGCATAGGTATATAGCTAAAGAATTCAGTTGTTTCTAACTGTGATGGTGTTTTATATTTTAACGGACTGGTTGGGTTAAGGTCAATTAGTGACGCTTTTATTGATTTATAGTTGCACGTTTCAGCTGATGAACCACTTACAGTTTGAGTAACACTTCCATAATTTTGTTCAACCGCACCAGTATATTTTTCATGCTTTTGCACACCAATTTCCGATTTACTGACTTTTGTTTTAGTAAGGTGTTGATCTGCCTCTATTTCTGCAAGACCTGTGTATGTTTCTGTTTTTGTTTTTCCATTAGTAACAATATCACCGCTGTATGTTTCTGTTTTATCTACACCAGTAGTATCAACATTACCAGTATAGGTTTCAGTTTTATTTACACCAGTAGTAGTAACATCACCAGTATAGTTTTCTGTTTTATTTACCCCACTTTCTGTTACATCACCGTTAGCAATTTCTTCTTTTGTTTTACACTCATTTTTTAAATTACCTTTGGTATTTAAAGAAACATCACCAGTATAATTTTCAGTTTTTGTTTGTCCGTTTAATACGCTTTTTGTATAAGAGATATTAGCGTTCTCGCCTTTAACATCTAACTGTTTAATAATTCCTTTGTAAACACTTCTTGCAATTTTAACAATGTTATTTTGACCATTATCAACATAGGCTGTATAATTTCTAACACCGTTAATTTCAACATAGTTATCATTACCGTTAATAGTGAGTAGTTTTGTGGCGTCACTAGTCACAGTACATACAATAACATTATTGTCAGAATCAAGTTTAATAAATTCCTTTCCAACTAAAGTAGAAATAGAATTGAAAGTCACATCACTACAATTAGAATCTCCTGCGCCACTGATAGTCAAAGCATTTTCAATAGCATGGTCAAAGACTGTATGACTAATCTGTATATTATTACTAGAGGTAAGCTTAGCTAACGTGAACCCATCAGTAAGAATACACTGTGAGATACTAATATTAACACCACTACACTCAATAAGGTCAACATTATTTACCTGTATATCTCCATTACCATCAAACGTAAGGCCTGTCAACGTCAGTGTCTTAACATTACCTTTGAGCATAGGCTCTGTTACACCACCCCTAAGCACCAATCTAGTAACATATCTACCCTGACCAAACATGGTAACGTCGCTATTTTCTGGAAGTGTTAATGTACCAGTAAGATAAGCACCACTCGGGAAGTAAACACACATACCGTTATGCACTTTAGCGTACTCTAAACACCCTTGAATAGCTTCGGTATCATCTGCTGAACCATCACCAACAGCAGGTTTTAAATTTTCTGGTGGATTTTTAACACTAAGCATATAATCACTTAAAATCTCTGCAATAATGTTGTTAATCTCACCACTGGAAATGTACGATTTAATGAGTTCTCTAATGTACTTTGGTAACTCATTATTGTTCTTAATCAGCTCGTTTAACTTTTTAACGATTTTACCCTGTACTTCCATATAACTAAGAGAGTCGTCGTACACCAAAGGTAATACCTTTAAAGTCCAGTATCTAAGTGTTTCTACGTCTGTAAACATATATTACTCCTTTCTGTTCTACCATAATCCAAAAAATAATTCGTCAAATTCTTTAATAACTTCCATATCAATATTCAAGAAAGTTTCACGGTATTTCATGATTAAAGAACTGTAGTTTTCTGAATTTTGCTTACCAACAATAGTTTCAATATAATCTTCTGTAGTGTCAACATTACCGCTACTTTGTTCGCTATCTTTAGAACTACCACCAGTTTTCTCATCAGTGTTACTGCTTACACTTTCATTTCCGCTTTTCGTAGTGTTAATCTTTCTAGCGTCTGTTAGATAGGTCTGGCTGTCAACGCCAACTAAACCGCCTTGAGGTGTATCACTGAACAGGTTCTTTTCTTCTCCGTTTTCATTACTATTTTTATTACTACTTGTTGTCTGTGCTTTGTTCACATCTATGCTAACATTTCCACTTCTATTGCCTGCTCTTTTTTCGTTTTCAGTTCTGTTATGCTTTCTGGTTAAGTCAATATCATGGAACGGATCAAACTTTAATTTAGCACTTTCATATAACTGGTTATAGTAAGGCATAATTTCTTCAAGTTTTGTATTAACCCAAAGTTTCCAGATACCAACAGTTTCACAGCAAATTTCTCTTAAATAATAATGCTTTAAGATTTTGCAACAAAGTATCTTTCTATAATTTTCATCAAAGAAAGGTACTTTACTTGTAAAAATCTTGTCCCATGATTTTGAAATAACATCATCTACAGAGTTAAATCCAACACTTTCATCTAATCCACTATCAGTTTCACAAATGTACCTAACTTCCGTCGTGTATTTACTCATTTTCTTCACCGCCCGTCGTTGCTTTACCTGCGTTATCTGCTATATCATCATCACCAGCCAGTTGAGAATCTTCACGATAATTGACTTCGATATTTGTACCAAACATATCATTTATTTTTTCAACAGCCTGTCTGCGTGATTCTAGTCTACTATATCTACTAGCAATAGTACCACCTTGGTTACGTGTAACTTCATCGGATATTAACCTTTCTTTCTTCTGAATATTGATATTGCTAATTCCTAGATATGTTAACGCTTCATTCCATATCTGTGTTTTTAACTGATATAATTTATCACATACATATGGCGCATTAGTGCTAAGTGCTTTTAATGCGTTAATATCCAGATTCTTGTCGCCAAAAATAAAAGGTGCGTTTCCGTCATACTCTTTATACAGATTTAAAAGAGTAAGTCTTTGCTTTTCATTACCTAGCACCAATACAGGCGTTTTCTGTGCGTTTGCATTGATATCAATAATTCTATCAATATTGTATAATCTTCTTGCAAACATTTCAACATCAAGAATACTGTTACTGTGCAGATAATTATTCCAGATAATAACGCTGTCTTTATAAGATAGTAACTTCTGGTAATTGTTGTAACCACTGTACGCTCTTCTTAACAATGGGTTACCATACACGTCAAGCCTACCATTAACAATACAATCTAAACACAAGTCCCCTATTACATCATCTTTGAAATAAACCATACAACCAGTTTCAAATAAATGTAATTCAAGATATCTTGCGTCAACTGTATCTGGTAGATTCTTCCATTCAAACATGGATATAGCAAGTTCTGTTAATCTGTTCAAATACTGGCGATAAGTAAGGTTGTTCAACACCATACTTTCGTCAAAAATGTCATGCTTTCTTCGTCCCACTTTATCACCACCTTATTACACTGGACTATTGTCTAGGTCATATCTACCAACTTCATAACCATGTTTCCAGAATGTTACACCATTATCATAGATACTGCATATCTTTTTCATATCATCAGACGGCACACTACCTGTCATTGTAGCACTAACAGTTTTCACATAGTTCCAATGTGGTCTACTGTTACGATTAGGAATTTTTACTCTCTTAGTTGCATATCCAAACTTAGTAAAGAAATCGTCAATCATTCTTGCATATTGATAACTTACACTGATTCTTCCACCCCAAAATGTTTTCTTTCCACTTGCTACATCAACGTTACCACTGTGAATATTACCCCTTGCCACATCAGCTACAATAGACGCCTTATACCCCTGTGATAATAGATTCATCACTGTTCCAGCTCCTGCTAGTACACCTAGTGGTGGAAAGCTTACGCCTAAGGCAGACAACCCTAATGCAGATGCACCTGCCGTTGCTGTTGTAGCTAACGGAAGTGCGTTTTGTGCTAACCACGCTTTGAAAGAATCAGTAGACCAACTGCACATTGGATAATCGTCAAGTATCAATGATTCACCGTTAAGAGTTGTACCCACCTTACTACCCTTGTATCCGTTTGGTCTTAATGCTACTTGAATAGGCATAGTTACTGGAACATCAACATGAAGTGCTACGGTTAAATTGTTAAAAAATTCATACCTAAAACTAGCTGTAGATTTTCCGTTTTCTACTGATAAATAGTTATATGGATAAGTGTACAGTTTGTTATTTTTAGGTTTATACCCGTCAAGTGTATCACGTACTGTTAATGCAGGAACAGAAATGTCAAACCCAAAAGCTCCTTTTGAAAATAGTAATTGTAGACCGTCATCTGGAATAGCTCCACCTGTAGCTATAACAGGGCACATGTAAAGACCTACAATAGCGTCTGGTTTTTGGTTATAACTTTGCAATTTTTTAGTTAAAGCTGAAACACCTTTTTTATTTACATTGTATGCAAATAATGTACAACCGCCATAAATACCATCATATAACGTTCCTTCTGGGTTTTCTGTGGTGTCACAGACCATGCACATAATACACAAAGGATCAAGTGCTTTAGTTAATTTACCGTAGCCATTGTACACATATTCCCCAGTGTCAAGGTTCTCTGGTATAATGTTAGCACCTATCTGGTCACTTTCCGAGTGTTCTCTTTCAACAAAGCAATAATCTGGTGAGCAATCAAATAACCACGTCTGCATGACATCAATTTCAAAACTGATGTTAGATGTAACGTCATTTACATATTCAACACTTGTAATAAATGCATAAAACCATTTATTTCCATAAGCTGAATTTTGAAACATCATGTAGTTGCAGTCATAAAGACTGTCAGCGTTAATACCAACTCTTGCTACTCCTTTTTGTACTCTTTGATAACTATAGTTATTCATATTATACTTAGTCAATGCACTGAAATAGCCAAACTGTGCGCTCATGCTGTCAAACCATAATGTGTGGTCGTATGTTGTATCTAGTGGTACATCTTTTAGTAACTTTATATTAGTTTGAGGATTTATATACATATTACATTCCTTTCTAACGGGTGTGTGGTAGTAACAAAATACCACCACACATCCTTACCACTACCCTTTTTCTAAGGTAATATCAGTGCCAACAGTTGTAGAACCAGTAATAGCCGTAGAAGCTGTATACTTAGTACCGTTAATCTCTGCTACCAGTGTGATTTCTGTAGCAATCTGATTGTTAGGAATCATAATTCCACCATAAGGCTGAACAGCAATACCTGCCGTAGTCAACGCTTCTGTCTGAATGAAGTTTACATTGTGTGGCTCAAGGCTCTGACCATCTAAGTCTGGGCTGATTGTAAATACCGTAGCAATGTCACTTTCGTCCTTAGCATCAACATGTACTGTGATTGAAGCAGGTAATGTGATTGTAGCGCCACCTGTTACAAATACACAAGCATTAGCGAACGGAGAATTGGAAACTGTTTTCCATGTGTGATAGAAATAATTCCAGTATAAACCAGATGCTACATACTTCTCTGTAAATTTGTTATTGTTGTCATAAACCTGAAACCAGTTTTCGTCCAGAATAACAGCTTTTACATTTTTCAACAGCGCAAGTTCTTCCGTGGTAACTTCTTCGATACCATCAGAATTAGCTCTGATAATGTCAAAACGTTCATTGTCGAACTCTGACCAGTTATCAATAAGGAACAGTCTACCCATAAAATCTGCTTTGTCCATGTTGAAAGCACTTGCAAGTACATTCACATCATACTGTGCATTGAACATTGCGTCCATGAAAATAACCTGTCTTTCTTTTGGCGTGTTTGTTTTAACGCCTGCTTCATTGAACTCACTCGACATAAATGGTAATAAGTTAGAAGTACCTCTAAACTGAACAGCACTTTCTGTAAGTTCTTTACCAGTACCGATTGACTTCGGATACATTCTACCATGACTGATTGCTTTAATCAACAGGTACTTAAAGAGTAGGAACTCGTCATACTCTGCACCAGTGTAAACAGCATCAACAATCTTAGCAATAAGGTTCTGTACACCGTCAATGCTAAGAAATGCCTGTCTTAAATCTTCGTCTTGAATGGTTACTGGGTACATTACACGCCAGTTCATTACGTGGAAAGCTGAACGAACATCTGGAATACTTCTCTGGAACTCTCTCTTAGGTGCTTTTTCTGCACTAAAGTCTACTGCTTTTGCGATTGACACGAAAATATCTTCTACAGTTTCACCGTACTCAAGATATCCTTTTTTAAGAATTGAATACGGGTTGTTAAAGTTTGCGGACTGCACACGCACAATAGCAATTCTGTTAACAAGTGCGTTAATAAACTGGTTTGCAAAAGCAGGTGTTCCGTAGATAACTTCTCCGACTTTAGGAATGTCACTTGCCTTTGCTACAGCAGGTACGTTCTGCTGATAATCATATGACGCGTTCTGTCTGATAACGTTCATAATGTCGATTGTAGACGCATTGAGCGTACTATTAGCAATTCTTCTAGCCATCTTTTAAATCTCCTTAAATAAATCTGAAAATGTCCTTGGGGTGTCATCTGGTTCTAGTTTTGTACCTGATTTTGGGTTTGGTTCTGGTTCATCTGAGAAAAATCTTTCTGTGTATTTCTTTCTCCAATTTGCATCGTTTTCTTCATACTTGCTTTTCCAGTCTGTACCGTCACCGTTCGCTCTTCTTTCAAAGTCGTCCAGTGTATCAGTTATGTCCTCTAAAAACGAAATGGATTCATCATCAGGATTTTCTCCTAATCTGGTATTGAAAATTTCCAGAATTTCTTCTCTAGTTTTTACTGACATTCAATCACCTCCTTTCAACTTAATAATGATATTTTAGCATCATCCAAACTGGCATTGATTTCTTTTTTGTGGTGTGCGTGCCACCACCTCCACCACCTGCCGATAAGAATCTGTAGATAAGAACGGCATTGTTTAGTCTTTCATCAACTGATAAGAACTCATTTTTTGAAAACCATTTGTTGATTGATGTGTCATTAGCGTGTTTCGTAATAAAGTCATAACATTTTTCTGCATAGGTTACACGGAAATCCCATGTGTGATCGTGTATTCCTTCCCAACCTACGTTAAAAGCATGAGTTAATTCAGCTAAATCTGTACTACTGGAAGTAAGAAAATCTGTTAACGTAGCATATTGACTAGCTTCATCTCTAGAATACCATACATTTTCATGAATTAAATAATTTAACTGTCCGATACCATCATCGTCGTTATATCCATTTGACTGAAGCCATTCATGTAGCTGATAAAGTCTACCATGTGTGTTGCCACCAGTGTTTGTCCATTGTCCTAGCCCAAAACCAACATTTAAAGCAGTAAATGAACTGACATTCTGTCCTTCCCACATACCAGGGTTTACACCACTTTCCTGCCACATATTGCCACATATTGCTGACACAACGTATGCACTACACCCGTAACCAGATGCACCACCTTCGCCGTATCTAAACAACCGTGGGAATGATGTTTCATAATTTTGATTTCCAGTTGTTGAACCTATGCTAACTTGATGCGCTAACGGTGCGTTGTCTGTGTGCGCTCCCATGAATACGCCTTTTCCTTTGCCACCTTTATAGCACATTTCTGTGTGGGAAACTGAAAGACCAATGTCACCTGGTAAGTATTCACCGTTAGAATCAATTTCCTTAAAACCCAATGAAAGTAAAACGTCTGCTTCTGTGTAAGTTGTAAATGCGTTATATTTTGGTGCATAATTCGGTGTTGAAAATCCACCTGCTAAGAGTGCGTAGTTTATAAAAGAACTGCAATCGTAATATGTAATGCCACCTACGGTCTGGGCGTTTCTATATGTCTGACTGTATCCCACGTTAGGGGCATTACACGTTTCGATTGCCCATGAATAAGCTTTGTTGATGTCCGGCATGATATTACCCTAACATCTGGTTAACGAGTTTTTGAATCTCGTCGTAATTGTAACCTGCTTTTTCAAGTCTGTTTTTTCTTTCTTTTCCTACACCCCATACACCTTTAATAACTTCTCTTGCAACTTCGCCGTTCGACTTGTAACCACCTTTTGTAAAGAGTCCATTTACATAACTTTGTACTTCATCATAATTATAACCTGCGTTTTCTAAGAGTCTTTTTCTCTCATTACCTACACCCCATTTACCTGCGATAACCTGCTTACCTATTTCTTCAATAGTGAAACCTTTATTGCTATTTGTGTTTACGCCAGTAAATCGTAAATGTAAATCCCACCCTAGATAATAATTATAATAGGAAGTAATCCGAATTTCTTTACCTGTCTGATCACCAGTTTTACCGCCTGTTACTGTACCTTTTTCGTTGATTGACGCTTCAACTATCTGGCTTTCATTGATACTCATACATACGTGGTTTCCCCTGTTTAAATGTATATCACCTGCTTTCCATGGTGCTTTGCAATCTACAAAACCTGCTTTTCTTAACTGTGATTCTAAGTTGCCTGTCCATGAATATGGTGATATATCAAAACCTGCATAGTATAACGCTGTTCCTACCAGTGAACTACAGTCATAATCTGGTCCATTTCTGTGTTGTTGGTCATAACCATGAATATTGTCGTTTGCTGTGTTAATCATGAAAGAAACAGCTTTGTTAATGTCAGCCATTTGTTACTCCTTTCTTGTGTTTGAAATGTGAAAAAGTTCCATAAGTTTTCCAGGTAAAAGGTCTGAGTTAATCTTGGATATATTTTCTAGTATTGAAACTAGCTCGGTTGTGCAAACATAAAGGACAATAACTGGTAAAATTGCTACACCTAGTTTGAATCCTATAACACCACCGTATCCATCAACTAACCACGCCGTAAAATAACAGAAAATAAAACCCACTTTTTTGAAAAGACCGTCACGTAGTTTAGCGGATTTAATGTCTTTATTTTTTACAGCTGACACAATTCCTGTTAGTATGTCTAGGGCGTTAAATCCTAACGCTACAAAGATTGGATATAAGTTTTCCATGGTATCTCCTTTCTTATTTAATTCAATTTTATTATATCACAATACTTGCGAAAAATCAATAGGTGTGTTATAATTAAGTATGGAAAGGAGATTTTTGATATGCCAAAATATTATGACGGTACTAAATTATTGTCAATGCTAGATATCAATGGTAACAAACCAGAAATCTATATGGTTACTTCCAACCGAAGTGCTGGAAAGACAACCTATTTTAGCAGACTGTGTATAAATAGATTTCTTGATAAAGGTGAAAAGTTCGGTCTTATTTACCGTTATAATTATGAGCTTGATAATGTGGTAGATAAATTCTATAAAGATATAGGAAGTTTGTTCTTCGCAGGTCATACTATGACATCAAAAAGACGGGCAAGTGGAATTTTCCATGAGTTATTCTTAGACGAAAAAAGCTGTGGGTATGCTATAAGTTTAAACAGTGCCGACCAGTTGAAAAAATATAGCCATTTATTTGCTGATATTTCTAGGCTAGAGTTTGATGAATTTCAAAGCGAATCTAATCACTACTGTCCTGATGAAGTAAGAAAGTTCATTAGTATTCATACGTCTATTGCAAGAGGTCAGGGGGAACAGGTTCGTTATGTTCCTGTGTATATGATAGCAAACCCTGTCAGCCTTATAAATCCATATTACACAAAAATGGAAATAAGTGCTAGACTTCATAAAGATACAAAATTTTTACGTGGCGACGGGTTTGTGTTAGAACAGGGATTTAATAAATCAGCAAGTGAAGCACAGAAAACTAGCGGATTCAATCGAGCTTTTAAGAAAGACAATTATGTTGGATATAGTAGTGAATGTGTTTATTTGAATGATAACCAGAGTTTTGTCGAAAGACCTACTGGAAAAAATAAATACCTTTGCACACTTAAATATAAAGGTTGTGAGTTTGGTATAAGAGAATTTACTGAGAATGGTTACTTATACTGTGATGATAGACCAGATTGCACCTTTGGCTTAAAAATCAGTGTAACTACTGACGACCATGAGATAAATTATGTTATGTTAAAACGTAACGACTTCTTTTTGAATAATCTTAGGTATTTATTTGAACGTGGTTGCTTTAGATTTAAAGATTTAAGATGTAAAGAAGCTACATTAAGCGCACTTAGTTACTAGGTATCTACTCATGCGATTAACATTGAGAACACAGGATAGCACTCTTGAAATTATAGAGCCTGTGTTACTTGTCGTTTTCGCTGAACGCAATGATTAACACATGAGTTATAGATATAAATAAAACAGAGGGTAAGAACTTAGTTCTCCCTCTGTTTTTTATCTCATTTCATATGATGTATCTACTAGCAATACACCACCACGTATCCTCTTTGGTCGTAATTTTCCGGGTACTTTCAAACCTATTTTAAATGAACTATAATCACGTTTAATAGGATTGTTATCTTTATCAAATAGAAATTCTTTTTCTTCATCACTCCATTCTTTACTTTTATCTGCATTACCTGCCAGCGATAATTCAAATAAATCTTTGCAACGTTTTGGCATACCTGCACACTTTATATTGTTATATGGATTTTCAATTGTTTCAAGATTCTCTGCAACTACATGCTCAATGTAGGTTTTCTGTCTTGTGAATATTGCTTTATCCCAACATGACTCCAATTTCCAACAGCAAAAGTTTTTATCATGCACCTTGATACCAACTATTTCTTCTGGTGGTAAATCACAGTGTATGCTGTCTGTATCTGCATAAATAAAACCGTGGTTATCTACACCATGATAATTCGCCTGTGCTGCTCTGATAGTAAAGTTTCTTGCATAACTTGTGATAGCTGAACCGACAGGAATATATCCTGCTTTCTTGTTTGATTCTGTAACAGGTAAAAATCCAATTGTTTTATCATCTTTCACATATGCCAGTTTAAAAGATGAATCTTTACTAGATGCCATTTTTCCGTATAGATTATTAAGAAAAAGCTTAGCTAACTCACGCAATGCACCTTTACTAACAAGCTTCTGGTGCTTGTACTTTTCAATGTATTCATCAAATATACCTGTTAAGGCGTAAAACCAACAACCATCAAGGATTTCAAAATCAACTAAATCATAGTGATCTTTCAATAACTGGTAATCTGTCATTGTCAAGACTAATTCAACCCTTGTATCTCTTAATATACCGTCCTTATCTTTATAGAATGAGAAGTAAGAATCTGTTTTACTGTCATAAATATCTGACGATTCCAATGCTTCTGTGCCTTTATATAAGTAAGAACTTTTTATCTGGATAAACGGTAATTTATCTTTCTTGATATAAAATCTTGTTTTAACTCTAACAAAATAATACTTATTATCGGCTATAGCTTCGTCTGGAATATAGTTTCCTTTCCAGAAGCAAGGTTTACCAACTGGATACCTGTTTCCAGATTCGGACGACATCATTGATGGATACAATGAATTTACATCAGCTGTAGTTCCGTTTGTTTTTATTTGGTTCTCTTTTCCTTTTACTAAATAACACCAACCACCTCTGTATGATTTTCTTATATAATCTCCGGCGTTTTCGTATGTGTATTCTGTAGGGTTAATACTCACGTTATACACATCTGGAAACATTTCTTTGTACTCTAACTGGTTCTTAAGTGATTTCTTACAAATTTCTTTGTATTCTTCCAAACAACAAGAACCTATTGTTAGTTTATCGTGACCTTCGTTGAACATAATTTCAAGTGCTTCTTTAACAACAAGAACGTCATTAGCGATGTATTCTTTTTCACTGTCTGTTATCTCACACCCTGCATATCGAAAACCTGTGTATTCGATGTCAAGCTTCTTATGCTTTGTACCAAAATTGTCACCTATTCTTTTAACACTAAATGGCAAAAGCTTTAGCGAATCCCTTATTTCAATAAAGTGATTATTTACCTTTATAATAATGGTATACCACATTCCTTTATCTGATATACTATATTTAAAGGAGTTGTTTTCCATAAATTTTTCCTGCAACCACTCTACCTCGTTTATAGCTTCACCTGTTTTTCTGTATGCCTGTTTAAATCCTTTATCTATCATCAAATATGATAACCAGAATGATCCGTCAAACTTTAAGTTATGGTAATAGGCTACGATATTGCAATCTTGCTTTACAAAGTAATTAAACTGATCTTCAATTGAGTGAAAGATTTGTACATCTTCTGTGAATAGTTCTACTGAAGCAGACGCCCATACCTCTGTGAACTCTTGTCCTTTATAAACAGTTGTTTCAAAGTCGCACATAAAATATCTGTACTTTTTAATCTTCAATGATATAGCCTAACTCGTTGAACTCGAAAGCGTCAGCTAAGTCCATTTTATACTGCTCACTTGCGTTAGGCAATGCGTTTATAATTCCTGTGGCATAATCTTCCAATGCTGATTCACTGTCATACTTACTTTTATTTAAATAATAATGTAAATCTGGTGTTGATACGATAGCTTCTACTACATCACCTATGCCCTGCTGTGTGATTAACTGGTCAATTAAAGATGTAACTTTATTAGCTATCTCTTTAGGGTAATGTGATATATTATTTTTTATGTCTGCTATTACTGTCCTGTTAAACATTCCGTCGTCACCGACTTTTAAATCACCATTTTCATTAAAGTTCTGAGGCGTTTTTGGAATTGGAATGGCTTCACCTTTTAAGAAATCCGGTGTCACCTTTTTCAACTCATTTGTATAACGAGTTAACTCTGCACCTTTAATTTCTTGTAATTTAAGTTCTCTTTCTGTTGGGAAATACATATTGGTGATAAGTCCTTTTTTATTTAATCTTCTTATGTAGCTGTTGATACGGTCTCTGTTACGTGTATAAGCTGATACTTTCTTTTTTCTTTTTGCCATGAAAAAATCACCCTCTTGTCTAAAAAAGCGTGTACCGTTTAAAAGTACACGCTGTTAATATTATTAGTTACTTAAGACTTTCTACATCTAACTCACAGTTGATAAAGTCACGTCCTGCTTTCGTCTTGCCCGAAGTCTTAATGATTGTAAACTGTTTACCTTTCATGATATTTGAAATATCTCTGATTGAACGTTTGAACGTTGATGACTGGCACGAATATACTTTCTTTTCTGGCGTAATAACTGAAAGAATATCAGAGATTTCACCTGTTGACTCTTTGGTGTCCTCAAATGTAAGAATACCGTCAACTGTAATGTGTGTTCCATCTGGTACGTCTTTCATTGAAATGATTGCCGGTGCAATAGTCATAAGATATTGCTCAACTTCTGAAAACTCTCTGCTACAATTTTTGATTTCTACCATGATTTTTACCTCTTTCTTTTTTCTGTTATTTTGTTACGTTTTTTTCTGATACTGTTCTTAGTGGCAGAACTTTCGCGTGTTCAATAAACTCCTGTTCTGACATACCGTAAAGCGTTTCAATTTCTTCTTTGCTGACTACATGTACTGGCTTCAATGTCTCAGTTTCAAGAACTTCTTTCACTTTCTTAAGAAGTGTTTCATCATCCTTGTAGGTACGTGGAACTACTGTAATCTTGTTACAAGGTTCTCCTGTCTCAATGTCTAAGCACATTACGTTGACTTTTGTAGTTGTGATTGTTCGGGTTACCATTGGTACTCTTGCCATTTTTTCTTCCTCACTTTCTTTATTTTTTAAACGTCAAGATATAGTTTAGTACTATAAAGTACTAGAGCAGGTGGCAGGGTTTGAACCTGCTTCGCGTAAATGAGCGATGAGAGGATTATTTAAGATTTACGCATTTTTACTATTAAACTACACCTACTAAGGGGGGTAGGTGGCATAGAGGGTTAGAAACTATACCACCTATGGCAAACGTAACTTGGATTTTTGTGTATTTCCTTGCTACAATTATATAATAGCATATACTGGCGCGAATGTCAAGCGTTTATTTGAATTTTTTTCGAACAAAATACTTATCCAAAATGAACTGCTTATACTGATTTTTAACAGTGTCTGCTATAATTTTAGCTGTCATATATGAACTAGCTTGCAATTCGATACGCGGTATAGCTGTGTGCCAACATAAACAGTGATTTACATAGATGTCTACCACAAGAGTGCCATTTACAACTGTTACTGATACATCACCCTTGATGTCCTCTTTAATCATTTCCTTTACTAACTTTACATAGTGTTTACTCATTTTTGTTACCTCTTTCTTTCTGGTTTTATTTTGATTAGATTCTGTACCTTGTAGGTACTAATGGGCGAACAGCGTTGAAACTGTAATCGTGCCAAACCACGCGCCCTTGTTAGTTTTAACTAACTTTATGTATTCTTAGAATATGTAAATTGCCTTGATAAAGTCTAATCGCAAAGTACGCTTGACAGTATCTTGTTTAATCGTCAGTACGCCTGTATCAAGTGAAAATGAATCTGTTACAAACCGCTCTGAATCAGAATCTTTAAATTCAACCATGATACGTACTGTGTTTGACTTTTTTCATATTAACTCTCCTCACTTTCTTTAGTGTTTCTAGGTGGAAGAACTCTTGCGTATCTGATGAATTCCTCTTCTGTCATTCCGAGAAGTAAATCTTCGACCGTGGTGCTGTTGATGTTAACGAGCTTGAATGTCTCGGTTTGGAAAAGCTTCTGGAGCTTTTTGAGCAGAATTTCATTAGTGTCGTATGTGCCACCGATAGTGTACTCAAGAATACGTACTTCTGCTGTTGTGACGTCAATTGTCATAACTTCTGCCGTTGTCTGTGTTACTGTTCTTGTTACCATTTTTTCTCTTGCCATAGTAATACCTCTTCTTTCTATTGTGATGTTGTTTGGTTTATGCACCTTGTAGGTGTTAATGGGCGAACAGTGTTGAAACTGTAATCGTGCCAAACCACGCGCCCCTTGAAGATTATACTTCACGATAGGTTACTCTTTCCTTGCAACCATATGTACCACGTCCGTAGTCTTTATCAAACTTTGAAATGTGTTGTGCTGAAGTATTTGTGAAGCCGTAAACTCCTCTAAGAAAGTCGTAACATGTGTCAGTGCTTTTCTCGATAAGTGCTACAACTGTTTTATAGCTCCTTAATACATAGAAATTAGCTGTTTCGTATACGTACGCTTGACAAGTTCTAAGACGTTTGCCATGATGCAAAACACTTCCTTTTATTTCCTCATTATACCGGTCAACTGCCAACAAAACTTCCTTATTAGCTTCAATCTGTGCTTTTTTTACTCATTCTCATATTGCCACACCTCTTTCTGTTTAACTATTCTCTTGCCATGTTTCATATAATAGTGACCATGCCTGATTCAACTTTTCATTGAAATCTTGTTTTCCGCATTCAGTTTCCATTTTCGTTGTCAAGTCAAATAGTTTATCTTCCAATTCTTTAATCGTTTCAATGTTATCCATATAAAATGCTTTTCTAGGCTTCATATTGATTTCTCCTTTCCTTTCTTTGTACCTTTATTATAGCACAGGTACGGTGGTTTGTCAAGTACCTTTTGTACTTTATTTTATTTTCCTTTTTGTATCACTTCTCTTCCTTTCTTTGTACCTTTATTATAGCACAGGTACGGTGGTTTGTCAAGTACTTGTGTGCAACTTTTTGGGGAAACTGTACAGGGGGTTTGAACTTTAATGGCG